TCCATAAAAATACAGACAGGCCCAAAATAGACATCCAAATAGTTTTATTTTTACTGGCGACAATAATATTTATAGTTGTCGGCTCATGTAAAATTTTAGAGTATTTTATAGGTTTTATATTAAAATAATATGATAGATAACCAAGAGAAATCGCTCTGTGGAATAAAAGAGATACACGAATGGTTGCACTTTAATTTCGGATGGTGTCGTCGCACCGTCAGGCGCAAGATAAAGTCGTGGGAGCAGGAAGGAAACGGGTTGATATTTAAAGCTATCATAGGTGGACGGTTAAAGAAATGTATGTGGCCGAGCCTGTTTAAAGCATATACTCTAAAAAAATCATCGAAAGGTGAAAAGATTTAAAAAAAGATGAAACCGGCACCCCTTGGTGTCCCCCTCTTATAGTGTCCCCTTTGCTCGACAAAAACACCCTACCTGTGTCCCTTTGACATGGTTTTTAAGGCGTGTTACAGATAAAATACCATGTCTGTAACCGCTGACGAATTAGCAGAATTAGCAATCGCTCCGATTTACAGAGCCCTTGAAGGTAAAGGGATCACTCCGGATTACCTCGCAACAAAACTCAAACGCGAACTCAACGCCAAAAAAACAGACAAAATAAAACTGAAAGGCCACGTTTTAAGCGTGCCCAAAGGCTTTAGAATCATTTGCCGATCCGAAAGTACGCACCTGAACGGAAAAGACGGTGACGGACCTATCGAGGTCCAGGATGCAGAAGAAACCCTGGTCGTGTTCGATCTGATTGACTGGGCAACACGGCAAAAGGCAAGGATAGACGCCCATAAACTACTCGGCCACTATCCGGCAGAAAAGCATGAAATAGACCATAAGGGAAACCTGGCCGGTCTTGTGTACGGATACCTGGATAACGAACAGAAAGAATAATATGGGACTTCCGGCACTAAATTTTACGGAAAATGAAATATACCAGATAAACGAGTGCCGAAAGGTTGCAAAATCTTTTCGGTATTTTCTATCAAATTATTGCTATATCGAGGATAAGGAAACCAAGGGGCCAATGTTATTTACACTGTGGCCGGCGCAACTCCGGATACTTCCTTTGATACTCACCGCAATACGATTGATCATTTTAAAGGCGCGGCAACTCGGACTGACATGGATGTGTGCGGCCTATGTTTTATGGTTTGCCATGACAAAACCAATGAAACTCGCCGTTGTTATCAGCGCAAAAGGGGAGTGGGCTGTTGAGTTTATGGAGCGTATTTATTTTATGCTTAACTTCATGCCCGAATGGTTATACCCTAAGGTCGTAAAGGAAACCACTGAGGTTTTAAAATTTGAGCATATTGTTAAGACCGAAAACGGATATGAAACGGTAAACAGCACTATCAAGAGTTTGCCGACCACAGAGGCTGGCGCCCAGTCGAAAACACCCGACATCCTGATTCTGGACGAAACTTGCTGGAACCCGTATGTAAAGCAGATTTATAATGCCTCTAAACCAGGAATAGACGCTGCAGGCGGCCGGATTATCATTATTTCAAACTCGATCAAGAACGCACCGGGTTGGGGATGGACGCGTGATATGTTCACCAAGGCATATAAAAAGCTTATCGACATGGCTTTTGTTTTTATGCCGTGGCAGGACCGCCCCGGCAGGCCGAAAAACTTCAGAGAGATCCAGGCGTCATCAGAGGGCATGGATGAGCAAAGCGCGATTGAACATTACCCCGAAACAATAGAAGAAGCTATCAGCGCAATATCAGGATCTTATTTCGGAAAGACCCTTGATCGCCACGACAGGTTTATCAGGGAGCACGACATTAAGGGAACCAACGGATATCTGCAGCGCAATAAAGTTACCAAAGATATAGAATTTATCGAAGACGAAAACGGAATTATCACGATTTGGAGGTACCCATATTACCTGCACAAAGATTGGGGTGGACGCTATTGGACAAAACGGTATGGCGCGGGTGCCGACATTTCGGAGGGTTTGGGCCAGTCATACAGTGTTGGGTATATTATTGATCGAAAGCTTGATGAACTCGTGGCCCGGATCAGGACAAACAGGCTTGATGCCGTTGAGTTCGCAGAACAGTTGTGGCTTTTATCCCAATGGTACCGGAGCGGCAGGAAAGAAGGTGGATACGAAAACGCCCTGATATGTGCCGAGCGTACCGGTGCCGGACAGACCACAGTTAAGGAACTCCACAAGAAGGGCGCAAATCAGTATGTTAAAATTATCCCTGATAGAGTTGGAAATACAGTTTCAACTCAACTGGGATGGTCGGAGTCCGAACAGGCCAAACATGAGTTGTGCGGGGACCTGAAGAACTGGTTCAGGATCACAAAGGGAGGGTTTTATTGCCCGATACTGGTCGATGAAGCCAGCACGACCATAAAGCATGAAGGAACTCGAAAAATAGGCCCGGAGGATAATACAAAGTTCTGGGATTGTGTCGTCGCCGCGGGGTGTACGATCCAGGCAAGCTATTTTCTTGGAGGTGCTCCTGAAGAAATAAAACCATCATTAACCGGATGGAAAAAGGAACTGCAACCTAAGAGGAGTGTATGGGTGACATAATTAAAATAGACAAAAAAATATCAGATGCAATTAGTTACAAGTTAGAGCATATTGATTATCAGATGGCTATGAGGTTTGAGGTGGTTTTCAGGGCCGGGAGCGTTAAAGATCCGATTACCCCTGGAGATATGCTTGATGCTGTAATCAATATAGTTGCTATTGATATACGCAAAGAATTTCGAAAAAAAATTGAGAGGGCGATATGAAACGATCACTATTTATCACATTCTTAATTCTTTTAATTGCGAGTTTGGTATGGGCCGGTTCGTGGGTTGTTCCGAGCACTGAAAAGACGGCCGATGCAAATGCAATCATAACCGGAGAGGGGTATTTTCATGGAATCGCAGTGGCCACAGATGGAACAAATTCGGTTACATTTGTGGTGTATGACGCTCTCACGGCAACCGGTACAAAGCTTATGCCGGACTGGGTTGTAACAACATCGGCATCCAATAGATACCAGACGATAAGCTTTAATCCCCCGATACATTTCAATACGGGCCTTACGGTTGATATCACAACAACCGGAACCGTTTCGTATATGACCTATACAAGTGACCAGTGGTGATTTATGACAAAAAGAGTATCAGAAGGCGCGGCTCTTCCAAGGTCTCAGAGAATAAAAGCAGAACTTGAATCTTTGAGGCATTTCGTTGATAATTTCAACAAAACCCCAAAAATCGCTTTAAGGTCGGCAGGAATCGGCAAAGAATCATTCAGGGAGCTTGACGCATCCCAAATATTCACAACCAAAGTCGATGGCTGGGAGTTCGGATATAAGCTTGAAGAATATCCGACATTTTTCAAGCGCAAAGTGTATGTCAAGGTAATCGGCCACAAACTTGAAGAAGTGCCCGAAAACGAGCGCAAAGAGGTTTTAACGGCAGTATTTGACGCCGTTCTTGACCGCAGCGCAATATCCGAAATAGAACAGATTGCCGAAGATTGCCTTTTAATCGAACAGTCTTTTATGCCAGTTTTCTTACACGAACACCAGCCCGGAATTGTGGTCCCTGGAAACCCTTTAAGTAAACAGAAGCTTAACTAATGGGAAAAAAAGCGAATAGACAAACCATTAAACCATTTAGTGCAAATGTTTTAGCTAAAACTATTTTTAAAAACATTATAAGAGAAATTGAATTATCTAAAAAGCTTAAAATGCTATGGAAAAAATAGACCTCGACCTAATACAATCCGACCAGACCACCGACAAAAAGGTGTTGGAAGTCTATGAATACCTTAAGGCCTACAAGGATTGCAAAGAGCGTACCGACTGGCTCGACCGGCGCAAAAAATGGGGCTGGGATATCGTTGAGAATATTATCTGGGATTCTGACGAAGAAAAGGCCATGAAAGACGAAGGGCAGATCCCTTTTCCAATAAACAAGTGTGTCGAAGGTATCAGGGGATCATCTGCAATTCTGACAGCCCAGAACCCGGGACTTAATTTCAACCCGATTGGTTCAGGAGATCTTTATATCGCCGAACTGTTTAAGCGCGGATTTGATCTTGTATGGGATATGAACGAGGGGTCTGATATCAACTATGACGTCGTTGAGGAGGTCGAGGTCGGAGGACATGGATGGTTTAATGTCAGATTAGATAAGTCAAAGTCCCCCTTTGGATCAATAGTGATCGAGGAGGATGATCCGGAGGATATCTATTTTGACAAAAATGCACGCAAAAGAGACTATTCTGACACTCATATAATTAAAGCAAAACTTCGCAGCAGAGCTTATATTAAGGAAGAATACCCCGAAATAGCGGATAAAGACCTGTATTTTTCTCCAACAAGCAAGGAAGACGATGAAAAATCATCAGGGGTAACCGGCGAAGACAATTACACGATTGATGCATCCGCTGACTCGATCAGCGCAGAAATAAAGTCCAAACAAAAGGTTATATGGGAAATCGAAGCTAAAATGCGCCGCATCGTCAAAGAGGACTGGGTTGCATGGATAGACGAGGGAAACCAGTTACAAACCGCAAAGCTCGAACCCGGAGCGGACATAAGCTCACTCCCTGAAGGAAGAAAGCACTGGCCACGGAAGGTCCTTAAAAGGGAATATCTGGTAATCGTAGGAAAGAAGATCGTATCATCACAAATGAACCCCCATGGAGAAGACTCCGATGGAGATCCGGTTTTAAACCTTATCGGGCTTAAAGGACAGCGAACCAGGTCGGCCTATGCCATGAGTAAGACAAATTATGCCGGCCCGATAAACAAGGAAAAAGCTAAAAGGCGTATCCAGACGATTCATGCCGCATCCCATTTAATCAATTCTCCGTTATATTTCTGGGAAGGTACAGAGTGGTCGGGACACCCGGGAACACCTGGAAGCCACGCAAAGCTCAGTATAAACAACCCCAATCCACCTGGCAGGGTTTCAAGCGGCGCTGTCGATGTAATGCAGCTTGTCAGACTTGAAGAAAAGGCGGACCAGGAAATACAGGACATTTACGAGGTTCAAGAGGTTGATAAAGGGAAACCCCCCAAGGGTAACGAGAAGGTGGGTTGGCAGACCGTAAGCCTGTTACAGCAGGGATCAAGCACCATGAGCGGACCGAGCCGAAGGCGTATGGAGTCAGCCCTTGTCAGGCTTGCCAAGGTCGTTGTGTCAATGATGCTTAAGCACTGGCAGCGGTATATGTGGGAGAGACTTCTTGAAGACGAGGAGAGATTTAATTTTGCGCCCGAAGGAACACAAGAGTTTAAACAGAAACAAGAGTTTGCTGAAGAAGGACAGGCGCCGTCACAAGAAGATCCCATGGAAGAAGTCAGGCAAAAGATCGCCGCAAAATGGGAAGCGGCCCTTGAAAAGATAAGGCCAAAGGATTTTTCACAACCCCCCGGGATGTCCCTGATTGATATTGATGTCAAGATCACGGCCGGCAGTTCGATGCCTACAAACAGAATAGCGAAGGGCCAGATGGCTATTGAGTATGTCAAGTCGGGTATTTTTGATGCCGAGGCAGCCCTTGAATATATCGACGATCCGAACAAGGAAAAGATTGTTGAGAGGCTTAAACGTAAAGCAGAGTCTGAGCAACAGGCGGCCATGATGAAATGATACTCAAACTAAACGAAAAATATTTAACCGTATTTGACGCACCAATAGAAAACGACGCATTTTATTTTTCATACAATTACGCAGATTGGATAAAAACATTTTTAACAAAGGAGTTTACCAATGGCACCGAGAAAAAAGATCGAAAAAAAGACCGAAATCAAGGGAAGCTTGAACTTTGCAAAAGCCGATCCGCACCAGGCACGATTTACGATCAGCGAGGATGTTGGCAAGGCCGGCCGTAAGCTTCTGGGCCCGGGGGCAGTCCAGCTTTCAAACGAACTGTTTCCGGCCGACTTCGAAAAAGATAAATACGAGGTTTCGGCATCGTTTTTAATCACGGTTACCATCAAGGAAAAATAATGGCCGACCTAAAAACGCACAGTAATGATTGTGTTAAGATTCTTGGTAGTTCGTTCCGAGAAGTCCACGAATGGCTTGACAGGTTTGCCGATAAAAAAGATCCAAAAATAGAGCACAGACAAAAAACACATCATTGGGATGGCGTTATTGAAGCTGTTGAAAAGTTTGGACCAAAATCAGGGGCGGCCGCAATTATTCACATATTGAGAGATATAAACGGAATTATGCCATCAAAAATTGATGTCGAAATTGTTATTGAAACTCATGAATTCCCAGAAGAAGACTGGTTGTGTCAGCAATTATAAGCCATAAATACAAATTCATCTATCCGCACATTCCCAGAACTGGCGGAACGAGCCTGACGCAATTAATGACTCCGCATCTTGGCGGCAAAGATATCACCGACGGTCAGCTTGAAAAGCATCAGTCGTTAAATCTTATAAGTATTGGGTTTCCAAAGGAAACAATGGAATACGTCAAATTTGCGGTTGTGCGGCACCCTTTTGACAGGCTTGCGTCTTTACATCAGGGCTACAGCCCGAAATGCAGCCTTTCAAGCATCGTCGATCAGCTTTATTATGGCAAGATCGATATAAAGACTTATGCCTTTTTCTGGCCGGTCCAAAGATGGATTTGTGACGCCTATGGAACCAATCTGATTGACCGAGTTTTTAAATTCGAAGATGGTTTTAAAGATGTTGTTCAGTTTTTGAACACACTGGGAATGCCGATAGACATTAAGGATTTCCCCCACGTTAACAAAGGCCTTGTGAATGACGGCAATAGAAAATATTACGCCGACCAGCGCAAAATGTGCAGCAAAGAAACCATGCTGAAAATCGAAGAGCTTTACGCATGGGACTATAAAAACCTTGATTATAAACCTTAACCCGACTTGCAGGCAATGCAAGGATACAGGCCGCTTTAGAGCCGTTAATCTATCGTAAAAGGAGAAAACCATGGGAGAAACTTTAAAGGGATGGTTCGGATTCATAGCATCGCTGCTTTTTGATGAAAGGGGCGAAGTTGGTGAACTCGAAACCGAAGTTGAGGAACTCGAAACCTCAGAGGAAGCCGAAGACACGGGAGAGTCCGAAGTTGAAACCTTGGAAAGCGAGGATACAGCCGAAACCGACGAGGCGTTAAAACCGTCGGATGACGAAACCCCGCCCAAAGATGTGCCTTATCCGAGATTCAAGGAGGTAAATGAAAAGGCGCAACAGGCGGATATGTTTAAAACCAAACTCGATCAGTTTAAGCGTTTAGGGGCTGATGCGTATTACAAGCTGTATCCCGACGAGAAACCAGAGGAAACCCCCGCGCCGACGAAAACGGATGATCCGGTTGACGCCCTCATTTATGAAAACCCGGGCGACCAGTACCATGGCATGAAGTTTGCCGAAATATTTGCCAAGGACCCCAGGGAGGCATACCGGATTGATCCCTATTATGCCCGTATTCTGCATGACCGTCAAATTGACAGCGATAGGGCTAAGAGAACGGCCGAACAGAGACTTCTGGAAGAATCTCAGGCAGAGATCGACAGTTTTTCAAACTCGGTTGCGATGGAAATGTTCGGAAAGTCCGAAGGTCTTGTGCCGGAACAACTCAAAAAAATATCCGACACGATACAGGACACCCTCGACTGGATGAAACAAACCGGCCGGGGATTCGGGAAAATATCCGATGCCTATATTTTAAAAAACATCGACTCGATCAAAAAGGGTACGGCAGACAAAACGCTTCAGGGAATCGTAAAGGCTTTGACATCTGATGCTGCTCCGTCAATTTCGACACAAAAAACCGTGCCGACAAATTCAGGCTACGGGCAGTTTTTGAGCATGGACGCGAGACAGGTAGCGGCAGAAATGGAAAAGTGGTCCGACGACGATCAGGAGAAATTCCTGAAAACGGCACCAAAGGAAATCAGAGAAAAATTTCCGAAGCTGCCATGGGAGTCACCTAAAAAATAAACGCCAGACTGATCGGTCAAGCGGAGGAATTTATTATGGCCGATTGGGAATTTACAACCGCAGATGCGCTGACGGCGCAACAGTGGGCAAACAAATGGTGGAGAGAAGCCCGAACAGAATCATATTTTTACGGGCACGGATTCATCGGAAGGTCGTATATAAACGACATTATCGTTGAATTTCCCGACCTGATGGAAAAGCAGGGTTACCAGCTTACCTTCGGTCAAATCAGGGATCTTTCAGGGTCCGGTCGCCTTGGCGATGCCATGATGGAAGGCGAAGAAGAAGACCCCGTCGTTTATGATGACGCTATCACCCTGAACCAAAAACGAAACGCGATCAGAACCCGGGGCAGACTTTCAGACCAGTATCCTTCAGACAAGGGCGTGAGAGAGTGGGCACGGGATCTTCTGCAGCAATGGATGGCGGACACCATCGACCAGGACATTTTCACGGCACTGGGAACCGGCCCGACAAAGGTGATTTATGGCGGTGATGCAACAGGAACCGGAGATATTGCGGCTGGTGATTATTTCACGACAAACCTTTGCTCAAAGTTCAGGGCGTATGCCGCCAAAGCAACCCCGAAGATCATGCCCAAACCGATGCAGGGGCGCAAGTATTATGTCGTTATTATTGCCCCTGATCAAAACTTCGACCTGAAAACAAGGGACGCCTCATGGTCACAGGCTCAAAGGGACGCCCAGCAACGAGGCAATGACAACCCGATCTTTACCGGAGCGGCCGGCTTGTGGGATAATTGCATCATCCATGAACATGAACGCATCGCCCTTGCAACCACCTGGGGAACGGGAACAAACCTTAACGGCGCCACAGCAATTGGTCTTGGAGTTGCGGCCGCCGGCATTGCCTATGCCAAAAGGAAAATCTGGAACGAGAAAACATTTGACTACGGCAACAAGGTCGGTTTCTGTATCGGCGCAATTTATGGACTGACGAAGGCTGTATTTAACTCGTCAGACAACGCCATGGTCGCTATCCGAACCTACAGGACCAGCAATTAAGAATTCGGGTAGATAGTTCTATTGCTGGCCGCAATGGATGAAAAGCGGACACTCCCGGCCGCCTGCTACCCGATAACCTTTAAGGGAACCAAACCTGGGAGGGTTTGAAAATATGACTGACAAAAAAACAGATCCGGCCGACAAAATAAAGGCCGTAAAAGAAAAAGAGCAGCTTTTCGACGACATGGAAAAGGTTGATATTTCAAACCTGAAAATGTCAGACTTTGTATCCATACCGCGACAACGGTCAAGATTCGTACATCCGTTCGAGGGGTACCCAATGGCGCCCAAAATCGAGATCGGAACCGGGAAGGACTCCGTTAAGGTAAGTGCGACGTTTATCGTTGCCCTTGATCCAAAAAGTGAGCCCGAACAGGACCGAAGCGGACATGGAATATCGATCATAAACCAGGCAACCGGCATAGAGGAAATCAAAAACCTTGGAACTTATCACAGCAGGTTTTTAAGAGTTGCCGGGATGAATTATGATATCGTCTTTGACAGGGTTATGGATGTCGAGGGCTCCAAACTGCACTATTCAATCGTTAAATCGCACGAATGCAGGGCGCAGCTGATGTTCTGGTTTAACCATAAAACAGAAACGATAGAGGTCGATAAGCGATACCTTTTTCTTGACGGCAAACAGTCGGGGAAGCTTTTAAGGCTTTTCCAATTGATGATCCGGCCAGGTCAAACTCGTGAAAAAATGGCGGCGGCGGTATCAGGCGAAATCGAGACAACCGATGACGATCTGATGAAGCTGCCAACGGAGGCTTAAGCCTATGGCGAATATTCATCCAGACATAAAACCAAACGGCCTTACTCAAAAGTGGCTGGTAAATGCTCTATATATGATTTGTGCTTCTTTACAGGGATTGTGCCAGAAGCTTGACGATGACGGGTCGGTGCCATTAGGCGGCGGAGCAGGCGCTGGAAGTGAAACCTATGAGGCCAATTGCATAACCGCGATTTTTAACCTGTCAATCGAGGATACGAGAGGAAACAGGTTTTCGGTGGCTGCAGGGGCGAGTTCCTCTATCGAGGAGCATCATATAATCAGTCCAACCGGAATATCAGACGCCGCTTTACTGGCCGCAATGTACCAGATCACAAACTCGTTTGAAACTTTATGCGAGCAACTCGACACAGACACGCTTAATCTGAGCACTTATGAAGCGAACTGTTATACGGCAAAGTTTTTGCATATCGTTGAAAACGTAAAAGGTAATCAGCTTGGCAATGGAACCGCATATTATTTTCGTCCCGGTGGTGTTGTCCCGCAGGACAAGCTCGTTGACTGGTTATACAATACGGTTGACGCCCTTGAAACCCTTACGGAACAACTCGATACCGACACCACCCCGGCAGACGATGACTATGAAGCAACATGGTTCACCGCCACTTGCCTGATTAATGTTGAAAACAGCCAAGGGAATGTCGTCGGAAACGCCTCGACTTCTTTTGGATAAACAGGAGGATTTTCAAATGAAACGATTAATTGCCTTTTTTGTCATCATCGCCATTGTGCTGGTGATGGTGATCCCTGCCCATGCTGAAAGTCAGAAAATGTGGGCAAAGGTTTACAGTTGGGACGGCACCATGACGGTCGACGGAAAGCCGAACCTCACCCTGCTTACGTCCGGAGTAAGATACTGGGTTTGTGCAATCGACACAAGCACCCTTGAAACCCTTTATGAATACGACACTCCGGGAACTTCGCTTACAAACCCGGTAACGTCGACCAACTTCGCATCCGATACCGTCGGCCAGGATATGGTGGCTTTTACTGTTGATCCCACGGATGCAACCAATGACCGCTATGTTGATCTTTATGTGGTGACCACTTCAGGGTATTTTGCGTTTGTCGAAAACTTCGACAAATATACCCATACGGTTATCATCGATGCGAGGCATGGCGTTGTTCATCATGGTATGTACCGTACAGATGCCATCAGCGGGTCAACGGAAATTGATACCGAGGTCGACTTCCCTTATGATTCTCACATTTATAACGTGTTTATCGAGGTTTTGACCGCGGACACGGCCGGCCAGAACTGTGGCGTTGAGGTCGGCATCGATACATCCGTATCCGGCGACGTTGATGGTTTTGTAAACTCCGCCAACCTGGGATCAACCGGTTACGTTACCCAGAGCGCGTCAAATAAGGGTGCGTTTATCGATGATGGCACAAGCGACAGTTTGGTCTATTCCATAGACGGAACCGATGAGCAGACATTGTGCTACGCCGGCGACAGCGCATCAAATGCCAGTGGCGTGGTTAATATCCATTACCTTTTCTCAACGACACCGCAACACTGATGAACTTTATATTACCAATAGCATTTGTGGTGATGCCTTTTATGTTTCTGTCCCCCGGGATGATTCATAGAGGGCATCACTATGCCTTTTTTGTCATATCGATGATAATCTTATCTTCATGGATTTACGGCGGGATTAAAATAAGGGCATCGAATAAAGCCGTAACGGCATTTCTTGTGTACCTTTGCGCATGGGCCGTATTTACATTCATTTCATCGTTTTTCGTGTCAAACAAGCACGAAACCTCAAAGGCTTTTTATTTTATCTGTTCATTTACCGCGGGATCGATAATATACCTTTCGGCGGCGAACAGCGAAATAAAAACGTCGACATTTTATGCCTTTATATGCGGCGCTGTGGTTTTCCAGGCATCCTTAGGCGTTGTGCAGATGTTCGGAATAGATCCTGTTTACTGGATGCTGTCCAAGGTTATAAAAATAAAAATCAACGGATATGAGTTTAAATCTGTCGGAACCCTTGGGAATCAGGATTTTCTTTTGGCTTACATTTCTATTTCGCTACCGCTTTTTTTCAGAAAAAAATGGTGGGTATTTATTTTTCTGTTTATTCCGATACTGCTTATGACGAGGGTTAGCACGGCTGTAATAACCATGGCCGTTGGGGTTGTGGTATATTTTGGGAACACGGCGAAACGCCTT